GGATCTGAAACTGATCGCAGATGTGGATGCCGTCATTGCGCCACGATGCAACCTCTCCCAGGCCTGGAACAAAGCCTATGAAAAGGCATCAGGAGAAATCTTTTTTCATGCAGGAGATGACCTGATCTTTAAGACCAGACTCTGGGATGAGAAGGTCGTTTACCAGTTCCGCCAATCCAAGGACAAGATCCTATTCGTCGGAGGCCAGGATGGTTTCCATGCCCCGGAGAAAAACTTTCTGACCCATGGATTTCTCCACCGGAACTGGGTCGATTGTGTCGGATATTTTGTGCCCCCCTATTTCTCATCAGACTTCAACGACACCTGGTTGAACGAGGTGGCCGACATGATCGGGCGGAAAATCTACCTGAAGGATCTGCTGATCGAACACATGCACCCTCTGGCAGGGAAGCACTTCTGGGACCGGACTCATCAGGAACGTCTGGAGAGACATCGATTGGATAAACCCCAGAACATTTATGCGGAGAAGGCTCCTGAGAGGGAGAGAGATGCAGCCAAATTAAATCAATTTATAAAGGACAACGAATGAAAACTGTCGGAATGCTGGGACTAGGGAAACTGGGTTTGCCCTGTCTCATGGCCATGGAGGCCAAAGGTTACTCAGTGATCGGTTACGACCCTGACCCAGTCGTAAAGGAGATACTTGAGACAAGGGAACTCCCCTATCGTGAGGAAGGGGCAGAGGCCCTCCTGGAAAAGACCAAGGCTTCGCTGGTCTCTATCGAGGACCTAGCCCAGCAATCCGATATTATTTTCGTCGCAATCCAGACCCCACATGATCCGCTTTATGAGGGAGTGACCAGACTCCCGGAGACGAGAGTTGACTTCGATTATAGCTATCTGAGAGAGGGGATCTCCGAGTTGGTGAAACACATCACCGAGCCCAAGATTGTGGTGATTATCTCCACTGTTCTTCCTGGGACCATTGACCGGGAGATCCGACCTCTGCTGAATGAGCATGTCCGCCTCTGTTACAACCCATTTTTCATTGCCATGGGTACGACCATCCGGGACTTCATGGAACCAGAGTTCGTTCTCCTGGGAGTGGATGATACTGAAGCAGCAGAGGAGGTGGACAAGTTCTATGAGACCCTGCACTCCAGGCCAGTCTTCAAATGCACTGTCGAGGAGGCAGAGATGATCAAGGTCTCATACAACACGTTCATCACCGGGAAGATCGCCATGGCAAACACCATCATGGAGGTCTGCCACAAGTTAAGGAATGTGGACTGTGACGTGGTGATGGATGCACTCAGCATGGCCAATGAGAGGCTCATCAGTCCGAAATATCTCAGGGGTGGCATGGGTGATGGTGGCGGATGTCACCCAAGGGATAACATTGCACTGAGCTACTTGGCGCGGAAGGTCAATCTCAGCTTTGACTGGTATGATGCGCTCATGAAGCAACGGGAACGGCAGACCCAGTGGCTTGCCGATATTCTCATGTTTCAATGCAGGAAGACCGGAATGGATCCAGTCATCTTGGGCATGACCTTCAAAAAAGAGACAAACCTCACAGTCGGATCCCCTGCTCTCCTTCTGGCCAATCTGGTCAATAATGTTGAACTGACAGTATTTGATCCTCACCTCGATGAGGGTGAGCCCCCACTTCAAAAACCTGCCGTGTTCTTTATCGGCACCAACCATGACCTCTTCCTGGACTACCGATTCCCCAAGGGCTCGGTCGTCATCGATCCATGGAGGATTATCAAAAAACAGGAAGGGGTCCATTTGATCTCAATCGGAAGATCCGCCCAGGCCAGGGTGGCGGAAAATAACCCGGCCAAGTACGAAGACATAAGTTCCTTGACCCCGAGAACTGAAGGTAATTCTGCCAAGCAGGCCGGGGTCTGAACTCATGGTTCATTTCTCCTTAGCAGGGATTCGGGAGCGAGTCCCTGCATCCATTCAAACTCAAGGACAAGATATGGAAACTAACATCGCAAACATCATAAGAAGTATGGAAAAACCTTCCCTGAAAAGTAGGTTTTTTAATCGCATGAAACGGATCCTTCCGGTGCAGAAATGATGTCATACGACACCTGGAAACTAATGACCCCGGAGGAATACACCGGGGCCATCAGACTAATCTGCAAAAACTGTGGAGATGATTTCTATGAATATGACGAAACCAAAGAATTCTGCCCATTCTGTGAGGAGGATCTCACAAATGAACAAACTGTCTAATATCAACGCATAAATGACCATGAATCAGCTACAACTAAGAACTGACCTGAAGAGTATGGAAGAACAGTTTGCCATGGCTCTTCCAGAACACATAAAGCCATCCCATGTTCAAAGAGTGGTGATGACTGAAGTGCAGAAAAACCCGAAGATTTTAGACTGCACCAAGGACTCGATACTAAGAGCCGTCACTGAGGCCTGTCAAATGGGCTTAGTTCCAAACTCCGTTCAGGGTCTGGCATACATGATTCCCTACGGAAAAACCTGCCAACTCATCCCAGGATTCAGGGGCCTGATCAAACTCTGCCTCCAGTCTGGTCTGGTCAGATCAATCAGGGCAGCAGAGGTCCGGGAGCATGACGAGTTCTCAGTCCAGCAGGGTTCCTCCTGGAGGCTTATCCACAACATCGACATTACCCAGGACCGCGGTGACGTAGTGGCCTATTACGCGGTTGCAGAACTGCCCGGAGGATCCACCGACTTCGAGGTGATGAGTGAGCCTGATGTGACCAGGTTCATCGAGAAGATCGGCAAGAAGTCCTCCGAGGTCTGGAAGAACCACAGGGAGGAGATGGCGAAAAAGACCTGCATCAGGAGACTGGTGAAGAGGTTGCCCATGGAGGGGGACCGCATCGAACACACCAGGCTCGCTGCTGCTGCCGACTATGCGGATGACTCGACAGTGGGGATGAGGTTCAATCAAGAGATCCAAGAGTGGGAGTACCAATCTGGAGATCCTGAGGCCAATGCAAGCGCATCTGATCTCAATAAAAGAACAGAAGATCCAGAAGTAGCAGAAAACGTGGCTTAAACGGACGTAATTAAAACTTTTTGCCAGGAGGCATGATTCCTATGGATATGGAGAAATATTTCAATAGCGTTCAATCTCAGGCTTCTCTGAGGCAATCCAACCGAGACACTAATCGGTCCTGGTCCACTGCCGACGAGATTGATTTCCTCCATGCTGTCCTCATCCGAAGGTCCACCCCTCTCTGGGTGCCAGACCTCAAGTGGATCCAGAACTACCTCTCCAGCATGAAACTCCGCAGGTGGCCCTCCAACATGGACCGCAATGCCATCGAGAAGGAGGCCCTCTGGCTCATGACCCAACTCAAGCTGGACATGCTGAACGAGAAGTCTGCCCGGTTCTCTCCCTACTACGCCAAGAAGGCCCTTAAGAAGGAGGGATGGACTCTGGAGGATCTTAGATGATGGACGGGTGGATCAAGATGCACCGGAAGGCCCTGGAGAATCCACTCTTCCGCAAGCCTTACGTCTGGCATTTCTTCCAGTATTGCCTCCTGAAAGCAAACCATAGCGACCAGGAGATTCAGCATGGAGGAAAGACCATGACCATCCCCAGAGGGTGTTTTGTTTTTGGAAGGAAAAAGGCAGCCGAAGAGACAGGCCTGACCGAGCAGAACATCAGGACTGCATTGATGATACTAGGGGGTGCGAAGGCCCTAGCTAGGCCCCCCCGGTTAGCAACCAGCAAATTTTCAGTCGTAGAGGTCTGCAATTACTCACTTTACCAGGCATCAGAACCTGGTTACCAACCAGCAAATCAACCAGCAACTAACCAGCAACTAACCACAAACAAGAAGGTAAAGAAGGAAAAGAAAGATGTTCCTTCCACTACGTTACAGGAACACAAGGCCGAATTTGATTCATGGTTTAAGCGTTACAAGGCCACATCCTCATGCCCTGCCGGTAAACCAAATCTTGCCTTCAAGAAGTATGTTGCCAACCGCAAAAAATACTCCAAGGAGCAGGTTGAGTTAGCAACCCGGCACTATTTCCAGGAAAAAAGAGCATCAGGTGAAAAGGAAGCTCATGCCTCTACATTCCTCAATCCTAAGGAGGACATGATCGGATACTACCAAGAGCCTCCGCATATCCCTGTCCAGCAAGGCCAGTTCTCCGCAGAAGAACACGGATGGAAACCTGCCTCAGAACACTACGGACCCGAAACGGACCTGCTCAAGGAATACGAAGACTCCCTCAAGATGGAAGGATCACCCTATGCCAACTGAACGAATACCAGCAAAAGACCGGGAATATTCTCCCCATATGATCAAGATCCTCACCGAAAGGATCCTCCCCAATTGCTCCGAGAAAGGCAAAGAAGCCTTCAGCAAATGGTGGAACCAGGGGGAACCCATCACCGGATTCATCGAATCGGAATACAAGGAAACCGACCAGGACGGGAACGAACTGACCTGGCAACTCAAAGACGGCAACCAGTACGTCCACATCCAACCCTCCGAAGAGGCACTCCTCGATCAGTGGAAGAACCAACTCGCCAATGCCGACCTCTACGGGTTCCGGGATACGACCCTCGATTCCCTCCAGCCCTTCAAGTGGCAGGGAGGCCGAATCCCCATGAACCATGCACTACACCAGTTCACCGAAAGGCGCAAGAATCTCACCATCTACGGACCTCCAGGAACCGGCAAGACTGCCCTGGCCTGTGCCATCGGAAGAGAAGCAAAACTGCAACGCAAAGACCCCAGACTCATCAGGTGGCATAAGTTCTTGGCAAGGATGAGAACTAGCGTCAGGTCCTCCGAGAAAGAAGGCCAGTATGATCTCCTGAACCGAGTCACCAAGGCTCCTCTCCTCATCATCGATGAGCTCGGAATGGACCGGAAACAGAAGGCCTCCGACTACGAGGCAGAGAACCTCTTCGAGATTGTCTCAGGCAGGCACACCAATCACCTGCCGACCCTGATCACCACCAATCTCTTCAGAGACCAGATCGAACGACTCTACGGCAGATCCATCACCGACAGGCTCTTTGACCAGGCAGGGATGATGATCTCCTTCGACAAGGAAAACAATTGGAGGCAGGCAGCATGAAACACAAAATCAACATGACCATCGGATTTATTTGCTACTGGATCATCATGATCCTTCCCTTGAAATACACCTGGGATCTTAGCATCAAACTCCTGCCTTATGCAGGGTACTACGCCAATGCACCAATCCATCAAGAGAACTGATGAAGGAATCCCAGATCCAAAAGGAAATCCTCCACTGGCTATCTCTCCAACCCAAAGACCAGATGTTCTCCTGGAGGATGTACACAGGTCCCATCGTCCGAGGAAACCCTGCCAAAGGAAAAACCTTCTTTACTCCAAACCCATGCCCTGGACTCCCGGACATCATCGTTATCATCAAGGGCAGGTTCGTCGGCCTCGAAATCAAACAACCCAAGGGCCGGCAATCCACCGAGCAGAAAACCTTCGAGCAGGCCATCAAGAAGGCAGGAGGATTCTATTTCCTCATCAGGTCCCTTGACGAGGCCATCCAGGCCATTGACTCCATCAAACACCTCACCGAGATCGACTGTGGCAGGATCACCCAATAAACGTGCCCGGAGAGAACGGGCCACCAAACTCATGAAGGATGAACAGTTCTGGGATCACATCTTCGAACAGATTGCCGAAGGGGTAAATCTCCCGGCACTCGCAGCAGGTGCCCAAATCCCTTACCGGACCCTGCATGAAAACATCACCAAGGATCCCATCAGGAACCAGAAGTACGAGCAGGCCAGACATGCACAGGCAGCATGGCAGGAAACCCAGATCAATAAGATCGCAGACCGAGTGGAATCCGGCATCATCGAACCTCAAGCAGCCAAGGTCTCACTCGATGCACGCAAATGGTTAGCATCCCGGCAGAATCCTCAGGTTTACGGAGAACGGACCCAGCATGATGTCAAGATCCAATCCATTCACACGCTCCACCTGGAAGCCCATGCAGACTTAGCCCAGAGGATGAAACAGATTCCTGATCAGGGGGAGACTATTGAGCATGACCATGAAGAGAACTAGCAGGCCACCAACTCCTCAGGAGATCGAGGAAACGAATCACAGAGACTCGTTTGACGTGTATCTCCATGGTCTTAAATACCTGAAGGAATACCACGTTCCTGAATGGGTGTGGGAACGGGCGGAGAGGAATTTTTGGGGAAGTGAGAGCGGAGAGAGTCTTTTCTTCCGCAACTCCGGGCGCATGCGTTCAATTTAAGGCCAAAAGATCAAGAAATCAGGAACAAATGAGGAACACAGGCTCAATGATGGACTGGAACCCATTGGAAACAGTGACTTTGCGAGAGGGAGCGCAACCTTACCCAGGTTGCAGGCCTGGATTTTTGACTGGCCAGACCCCCCCCGGCAGGTCGGCAGACGGGGCAGGGCTAGAGCCACTGGCATCACCCCATAAATAACCTCCAAAAAAAAATAAAAAATGAAAGGACAGGAAATGGAGATAACCCCTCAGAAAATTAAGGAGTTTAGGATTGCAAAGCAGTTAAGTCAGAAGGACTTAGCAATGCGATTAGGGCAGCACATGAGTTGTGTGAGTGGTTGGGAGTTGGGTAAGTGGGGTCCGACCAAGAAGGTTCTTCCGGCATTAACCAAAATGATCGTGGAGTGGGAGACTGGATTGTTGAAGGGTGATGCTGAGATGGAGAAATTGAAGAAGGATTTAAGCATGACTCGGAAGGAGTTGAAGAGGTACCAGGTTTTGTGTGAGAAGCAGGAGAAGATGATTGATCAGCTTTTGAGAGTGAACGGGGAATCATGACCTGGATCATATTACTTCACTTCGGAGTCAGTTTTGTGGCTCTTTTTTTAGCAATGTATTTAATGAGGAAAGCAGATGGACAAGCGGATTGAGAGGATAGTGGAATGGATTGAGGGGTATGCAGAGAATGCCGGGAAGGAGACCCTGGTTGTGGGGGTTTCTGGGGGTGTGGACAGTGCGTTGACGAGTACCCTTTGTTGTATGACCGGATTGGAGGTTTATGCGGTGACGATGCCTGTGAGATCAAGTAGGGATGATCACAAGAATGCAGTTCAGCATCTGAGTTGGTTGAGTGATCGATTCCCGGAGAGGGTGCATTCGGTAGTGATTCCGTTGGAGAGGTCATTGAGGGGCATGGAGGAGGTGCTTCATGCGGAGGACTTCGAGTATGCCCACGCCTCTGCAAACACCAAGAGCAGACTCCGCATGACCTGCCTTTATCACATCGCAGCGTGCATGGATGGGTTGGTGGTAGGGACAGGGAACAAGGTCGAGGACTTTGGGGTTGGATTTTATACGAAGTGGGGAGATGGAGGAGTGGATTTGAGTCCGATTGGGGATTTGTTCAAGTCGGAGGTCCAGGATCTGGCATTGGTGTTGGGGATTGATGAGGAGATCGTGCTTCAGGCTCCGACGGACGGGTTGTGGGAGGATGGCAGGACCGATGAGGATCAGCTTCAGATGTCTTATGAGGACCTGGAAAAGGCAATGAGGGGGGAATATGTGGGAGAGGAGAAGATGGCTCGATATGAGGCCCTGAGGAAGGCAAACCGGCACAAGATGGAGCCGATTCCGGTGTGCATGATGGAGGAGTGGGATTTTTGATGCAGTCGTTGGAGGAGTTGGAGGCAGAGTATTTGGGAGTGTCCCCGGAATGCTTACATTCCATCAGGCATCATGAACGATGGGGGCACCGGGTTCTGAGGTTTGGAGAGAAACGCAAGAAGAAGAGAAAACCTGCTCTGAGGTTGAGGGGCAACAAGTATGTGAAATTCAAGGAGGTTCAATGGTGATGAAGAGGTTTGTGGCATTGGTGGACTGGTTGGGAGGACCTGACCGGAAGAATGGAAAAACAGTGTGGCGGAAAGGTCATTGGAGGACTTATGAGAACGAAAAAAAAGTATATATTCGAGGGACGTGGATCAGGCGGAAGAAAACCAAAGAAGAGTTCAAAGAACTCGATAGCAACTCTGATCTCCCGGAGAGGTGGCAAGGGGAAGCAGGTCACTCATGAGGAGATCGATGAGGCCTTGGAGAGGTTTCTAAAAGAGGGAGGAGAGATCGACGTGCAGCCAGAAACTTGGCATAACATTCACAAGTCGGAGAAGATGCTCTGGGGGTTTGAGGGATGATGCTGAATCACCTGGACCTCTTTTCTGGGATCGGGGGGTTTGCCCTGGCAGCAAGATGGGTCGGAGGAATCAGGACCATCGGATTTTGTGACAATGAGAAATATGCACGGCAGGTATTAGCAAAGAATTTTCCAGGAGTACCAATCTATGAAGATGTCAGAGAACTGCACCCAGATGTCATTGTTTCCAGAGATGGAAGAATCGATTTCCTCACCTGTGGCTTCCCCTGCCAGGACCTTTCGATTGCAGGCAATCAGAAAGGAATTGAGGCAGAGAGAAGTGGACTCTTTTTCGAGATTACCAGGCTCTCCGACGAGATCCTCGCCTATTGCGGAACTCGACCCTCGCTTGTGCTGGAGAACGTCCCAAACCTCCTTGCTGGAGACGGGGGAAGTTGGGCAAGAGCCGTATATGGGGAGTTGGCCGTCCGAGGGTATTGTGTTGAATGGAAAACTCTGGGAGCAGCCCATGTGGGAGCACCTCACCGGAGGCTCAGGTGGTGGGCCGTCTGTTACATGGCCAACGCCAAGAACACAGATGAGCAGGCCTGTCAAGAAAAGGGAAGGAGGCCACAAGTGCAATCTGGAGGAAGTCGTTGCAGAAAGGATGTGGCCGACTCCAAGAGCCAACTCGGCAATGGCTTCGACGATCACCCCGGAGGTTGCATGGGATCAGAATCGATTTCCGAATCTGGAAACGGAGGTTGGGAGGAGAACCTGGCCGACACCGACAAGTATAGATTCAACGGGACGAGGTCAAAGAGCATTCAACAAAGGGAATTGGTCGACGCAGTCTCTCGAATATCAAGTGATACAACAGGAAGAATCAGGGAGTCTGAACTGCAATTGGGTCGAAGCCTTGATGGGATACCCACAGAACTGGACTTCTCTCGACGATGGAGAGATGGATCCTGGGAGGAAGGAATCCCCAGAGTGACCACAGGCCAGAAGAACCGGGTTTCCCGTCTGAAGGGGTTGGGGAATGCAGTGGTGCCTCAATGCGCCATGATTCCATTGATGAGACTGAAGGAGATATTGACATGAGTGAAAACATCTTTGCCCAGATGCTAAAGAGGTATTCTGGGGATCCTGCTGGATGGGTGAGGGACATGGTAGGAATCGAGGTGGATGAGTGGCAGGCCTCGGTGATGGATCAGGTTGCTCAGAGGACCAGGCTCATGGCAGTTCGTAGTGGCCATGGGGTCGGCAAGACTTCTTGTGCAAGCTGGACTGCCTTGTGGTTCCTGTTTCATCACTTTCCTTGCAAGATCGTAATCACATCACCCTCCCAAAAACAAATGGATGATGCCCTGATGGCGGAACTCAAGGCCACCATCAGGAAACTGCCGAAATCCTTGTCGGATCTCCTGGAGATTTACAAGGAACGGATTGAGTTGATAGGTGCCCCCCAGGAGGCCTTTATCTCATGCAGAACGGCC